TTGACATCCTCCCAATGGAAAGCACACACGAACTGCGCGAAGCGTTAGCCGACGCTGTAGACAAACTGTCACCCGAAGAAGAATGGATATTCAACATCCTGTTCATCGCAGGCTTATCGTTACGACTCGCAGGCAGAGTATTAGGCATACCCAAAACAACGTTAGCTAGACGACGCGACGCTATACGACTCAAACTTTTAGAAGATCTAACAGAAAACCCTGAGGTTAAAAAATGGTTGCACAAAAAGAACGTAAAACCCTCATCGAACGAGTAACAACAGACGGACCTTACACGTGGCAGAGTGCCGCTCTCAGAGCCGCTGTGATAATCGACGACTACTACACGCCACGCGACCCGTCAAACAACACGGCGCTGGTCGACTTGAGAAAATTCTTAGACCACATGGTAGACAAACGTGACGGCACTTGGTTAGCGTGGGCTTGTTTAGCTGAACGCACAATACACGCAGCGATAGACCACGGTGTAACCTCGTGGACTACAGGCAAAGGCAAACCGCGTGCTAAACAGCTCGTGGGTTTCCTCACAGAGAAACAGAAAGCATACGGGTACGAGAACATACGCCGTTTCGGTCAGACAGGTTTATGGGTCAGGTCGCACGACAAAGTGGCACGCATGGAAAATTTGATAGCGATGCACGCAGACCCAGGTTGGGAACCTTTAGCGGACACGTTTAAAGATCTGGTCGGCTATGCGACCATAGGGATAATGTTAGACTTAGGGACTTTCGGGTTGCCCGTCAGCGGGCATGTCACCGATGCAAGCGTCTAACATGTTCATCAACGAAGCGATCCACACTCCGAAACACGACTGAGCCTCATCGCTACCATCCATTCCAGCGAAATAGGTAGCGACAAGAGCGTCAGCTTCATCGTCATCAAACACTAACAGTAACCCAAGTTTTCCATTAGAGGACCATTTTGCGTGGGTTCCATCATCAGTGTCCAACACTGTTGACGTTGCTTGAAGATTGTCGTAAATTTCTTTGGAGATCTGCCAGCCTTCAGCGTTCAGAAACTCCTGCCATTTTTCTTCAACGTCAACGTTTTCATCCATTGTTATTTAGCTACACGATCCTTAACGAAGGTTTTAGCGACAGACACAGCGGCAGCCAAGCCTGCGATGCCCGCACCCTTCGCTGACGACAAGTCAGCTACAACAAACACACCAAGAAACGACTGGGCGAAAGTCCAAGCCGCTCTTTCTAATAGATCAGTTAAGTTTTTCATTTTCTTTTTTTACTCCTGTTAGCTTTATCATACGCTATAGCGGCAGCCTGATCCCGTTTATATCCTTCAGAGATCAGAGTGCCTATGTTTTGACTGATGGTTTTCTGATCGGAGCCTCGTCTGAGAGGCACTGTCAGTACCTAGGTTTTCTAGGTTTACGACGAGCCACTAATCGTTTTCGTCGAACTTAGCGCGCATACCGTTACCCATCCGTAACATAGCGTCACCAGTTAACGTACCCAGATTAGCTGTAGGGCGTGTCACACTCGACACGACCACACTCTCAGCTTTAGTGCTGGGAGTAGTACCATCTAAATGTCCGTGCATAATCCCCTACTTTCCAAACGGGCGGCCACCATTAGCGGCGTTACCCAAATTAGTGTTCCGCAAATAAGCTGCGGCTTTCTTAGCCTTCTTACTCATATCCCACATGTTGAATGAAGATGTAGAGTTGTAAGGCTGGTCATCTTGCGACCCGAACGTTTCTTGAAACGAAGGACCGTATCCTTTACCTCTTGGCATAATATTTTTCCTTACTGTATAAACAGGCAGCCGAACGTTTCACCGTTCACCACACCTGTAACCTTCAAAAAACCTTGTGTTTCCTGAAATGCTCTGATAGCGTCACCAGTTTTCTTACCGAAAATCCCGTCAACAGGACCTGGATCGAAACCTCGTTCCACTAACTTTCCCTGCACTAAACGCACAGGTAAACCACGGCTACGAGAAGGCCGAGACAAAGGAGTCTTCTTAACCTGCTCGTGTAAATCTTTAAAGAACTGGATGATCGCACCCCAGTCAACAGTCTCAGGAGCCTCAACGACACCCATACCGCTTTCAACCCAGTTGCCTAACCAGTCACCAGGACATGTCGTGTAGCCTTCTTTAGCTTTTTTACGATGCGTTGAAACCCAAAGCCCTTTGCCGAAATGGTACTCAGCGGCATCAACAACTGTTTGTAAAGAACGTAAAGCATTGTCGCCAGGCTTATTAAAACCCCAGCCAGTAAAGCACACGCTGATTGAACGACTGTTCCAACCTTTAGTTCCCGCTCCACGGTTATCCCATCCTCTCCCTTCAAAAATAGTTCCCGATTCGTCTACAAGCCAGTTGTAGCCAACACCATCCCATCCTTTGCCCATGTGGTGACGTTCAAATGCTTTAACTGCATCTGATCCTTTCGGACCGTTTTGCACACCTGAGTGGTGTATAACTACGCCTTGCACTTTGGCACGGTTGAGTTTGTCGAATTTTCCTTTTGGTGGCGGTTGAGCGCCCCATTCTTTTCTTGAGATGTGTTTCATCTATTTATACTCCGTTTTGTCCCGTTAAATCTCTCGGAACTCGATATCTTCCATGTCTCTAAAATCTTGATCGGCTTTTTTTTGTTCATTAAACCAAGCACTTTGTTTAGATCTTTCATCATTAAATCTTAAACCACCACCGACCAAAAAAGATGCCCATGAAGTTATTAAACGTTTCTGTTTCGATTCTTCATTAGGAAACAATCTTCTAACTCGACCCAACACAGGCATAAAAGAATCAAAAATGTGAATATCTCTATCTCTCATTTTCCAATCGCCGCTATAATTCTTTTTTGCTTTACCCAATTTTTCTAATGTTTGCATAAAACCTGGAAGTAATTGAAAAGAATTAGGAACTTGTTGATACCTGCCACTAAATTCCATGTTGCCAAATACTTGCTTTCCACTCCAAATTTCTATAGGAAGCTTCAGAAAAGGAACAGCACCTTCAGCTAATCCTCTGAAAGGAGCTGTAGGAGATTCGGTGAAACGTTTAAGGTCTTTGAAGGGCAGATCAGGCAAAGTGTATACACGACTATCCCCCCATTTGAAAGGTAAACGTATTCCCATAGATTTACCAAAATAATCAGGAACTAAATTTTCTTCATCAGAAGTTAATTCTAATTCACCTTTGAGTTGCTGCAATCTACCCCAAGCTTTAGGGTTTTTGCCTATTGATTCAACCAAAACAGGCAACACAGATTTTTGCCATTTCCAAAATGGAATAACCATTTTAATTTTACGTTCAGTATTTGTAAGATCCGAGTAATCAAAATGATACTTTCTTACTAGATCCCACGCATCATCAATACTTTTACCTTTGTTGGCCATAGCATCAAAAGCTACACTACCACGCAACATGAACTCTGCTTTTTCATTTGCTTTACGGATACTACGAAACGGTTTAAATTGAGCAGAGAAAGGATTCCAAGTGCCACCTAAACCTAAATCAAACAAAGCATCTTCAACCTCAGACCATGCTTGTCCACCACTAGCTATGCCAGCATCTACCATTTCGTTAAAAATATCTAAATCTCTTGCAGAAGCAGTGCGGCCTACACCGAAAACATTATCTAATTGCACGGGTTTGCCAGCATCTTTTAATACACGCGCACCTGTTCTCATATCACCGTTACCAGCTTTAATAGCTGCTCGCGCTAAACCAACAATCTTAGAGTGTACCCCCATCTCAACACCAGCTATCTGAGAATTAATCCAAGCACCACCCATCATGTTTCTCAAAATAAATCCTGTTGATGCTACCGCTTGAGCCTTCCACCAGTTCAACAACTTGGAGTAGCTTTTACCAAATTCTCCCAAAGCTTGCGGATTGTTAATCCTAGCAGCAGCCATGAAAGCATTTTGAAACAACTCGGCCGTTTCCCCAGCAGGAACACCCAAATAATTTCCAAACTTTTCGCCTAAAATTTGATTAGACAAACCTTCATTAAACGCTTCAGTAAAACCTACAACTTGCCGCCTGTCTTTAAAAATTTTTAAAGCCTGCTCTTGAGTATCAGCCGCTGAAATAAGTTCACTTGTTCTACCTGTAGCTCTAGCAGTGGCAATATCAGCTTCTAAAGAACGCACATTGTTAGCAATGTCTATTTCTCTTAAAGCCAGCAACGTAGCTTCGTCAGTATTGGTTGTAGCCAATCTAGACTGACGTAATATTTCTTCTTCTATCAGCCTTTCATTATCTCTCAATAGTTGTTCTTGAAAATCCATTGCATCTTCTTGCAACTGTTGTAATTTGAAACGACCAGGATCGGCTACATCCGAAGCCAATGCACGCGCAGCGGGACCTTTAACACCAGAATCTTTCAACTCGTTTAAAAGAGTTCGCTGTTCTCTAATACGCCTACGAGCTTGAGCAAGAAAATCAGAATCTGCTCTCATAGTAATTTTAGAAGCACCTATATCATCGTCTATTTGATCGGCAAGTTTATAAATTTCTTCCCAATTTTTAAAACGTTGAGTGGTCGGATCAAGAGTTTTAAGATCAAAAGGTTTTCCACCAAGCTCTCCCGCAAGAAGTTCTTGCAAACGTTGACCTGCTACCACAGTTTCATCCGTCATCATTAAACTCAACTGGTCAGCATTAGCAATAGTTAAAGCATCTCCTATTTCTTTAATAGTTTTATTTAATGTTGTAAACATTTGAGGATTCTGAGTACCTGCCCGAACTTTGCTGACAGCTCTAACTATTCTTTCTAATTTTTGCAACTGTCTGCCTAATTCATTTTTTCTAGCTGAATATTGTTTTGATCTATTAGCTAAATTTTTTTGAACATCAACAACTATTTTTTTATCAGTCAAAGGAACACCTTGAGGAGAGCCAGAAGTGTTATCTAAAACATCTTGCATCAAATCATCTAGTTGTAATTGAAGATCTTCAGTAGTTGAAAGAATACTAGCTGTTTCATCGCTGTATTTACTTTGAGCATTTCGCAAAGCGCTGTTTGCTGCTGTGGCATTTTTTCGTGCAGCTATTCTACTTTTTTTAGTAGATTTTCCAAGATTTTTTATTTGCTCTAAACGTCCTCCTAAATCTCTTTCAATAGCTTCACCCACACCACCTTTA